AACAAGTCCCAAATAACACAACCATACGTAGGATTCATTAATCGCTCGCCTTGACGCACGTAGAAACTGTTTAGCAAATCCTGTTTAATTAATTCAAAGTCGTATAGAGCAAAATTTTTACTATTTTTATTAAGAGTACTAAACCCCCTGTACATCTGAGGGCCAGTAATGTCTGGGTTTTGACTAGCAGGAATTGTTATTTTTGTATGTAAACTTGTAGACATTATTGTCCCCTTTATTGGTTAGTATCCGATTGTACAGGTATGTAATCAAATACATCTGTTGCAGTTGTATATTTGTTATAAAACTCAGGAGCTAAAGCACTTCCATTACTAAACTTAATTGGAGTTGAATTTTCTCTATCAGTTTTGTCTGGTGTCATTGTTAATGGGTCTAAATTTTCATGTTGTGGCCAAGGCTCGTGTGCTGGAATCCGTTTCATTATACTGGTTAGTGTACTACCATTTGCATCGTAAATATTACTAAAAGTTGTCAATGCTACTGGTTTTGTAGTAAGTGCTTTTGGTGCAACAGGGCCGTTTTCTCCAATAGTATTTGCGGTTAATAAAATGTTATTAGTGCTGTTTATGTTTGTATCAACTGCACTAGTTAAATTAATAGATCCTGTTGTCGTTACATTGAAATCGTTCAATACGTTAATATAATCCCCAACGACAGATACTTTGTAATTTTTTCCTACAATAACATTACGATCCCCAGCACTTTCAACTTGGATTCTTCCCGTAACACTTCCAGTTGTATTTGTTCCAGATGCTTTTACATTAATATTACGACCAGCTTCCATATTAATATCACGGTCAGCATAAAAATTCATATCTTGTTTAGTATGAATACTAATACTGTCTTGTGCAAATATATCAATTTTACCGTTGCTTGATAATTCAATCCAAGAAGTTCCGCTAGCATTTCCAATATAAATTAAATCTTCGCTATTGTGCAATAAAATTTGATGCCCGGTACGAGTTCTAATACGAACAAGTTCATTATGCGGAATTGTTGGATCACCGTCGGTTTCTCCTCCAGACACAGATGCATACTTAGGAGGACCTGCATTGGCTTTTTTAACTCTTCTGAATTGAGAGCTTCCGTCATCCATTACAAAAGTGCTTCCACCTAATCTACTCGACGGTACATTGATAGATGCTCCGGATGTGCCAGACGTAGGACCGTATGGGCCTTTAGGTGCATCAGGACGTCTGTCTACTGGCCCAGGAGTACTAATACCATATACATTACTAGGAAGTTCTCGTGCAGAACTACTTGAAGTAATTCCTCGAATATCGTCAATGTTTAAACCTTGATCGGTTAATGTTTTTGCTAATAGACTTGTAGGTTTGTTTACTTTAACAAAACTCTTATTGCCATCGTTGTCAGTACCAGCAACTACTTTGTTCACTTCTGCAACAGGAACACGCAAAAGTTGTCCTGCTGTATTCGTTCCACCGTCAACATTAAATTGTGTAGCGGCCATACCTGGAACTGCAAATCCAATATCATCGTCAGACACACATCCTAGCCAGTACGCACGACCTGTTTCACCTCCAACAAATATTACTAATACTTGTGTGTCAATATCGGGTGGAACAAACCACATACCATAACTTTTTTGTGTACCATCGTAGTCATTATTTGAACTTCTATATCTAGCCGCTGTTTGTCCAGCAAATGGCGATAGCATATACGCATTAAAAATATTACCCTCAGTCTGAGGGCTTCCAGCTTTTTTCAAGAGCTGTACTGCTAATGTACCGTTTTTATCTATATGTCGAACTACTTTTGCCAAACGTGGCACTTCCGGTGTTAGCGGAGTCGACATTGATGTTGCTTTTATATTTGCCATTATCTATTAAACCTGTTAACTCTTAGGTGCTAAGTTAGAAGAAAGTCCTTTCTTCGGCTGGACTCCTGACGAATTTGAGTTTGGATTATCTTGGTTCGGTCTTCTGTATGCTTGTAATTCTTGTGTGAATTGTCCGTCTTTAAAAATACTCTTAACTGTTGTTAACTTATATAATCCAGAAAATTCATAAGAAGTTTTAGCATGTAAAGTATACAAGCCAGTTGCTTGATTAATATCTACTGGTGTTTGAAAGTGAATTAAAAAATCAACTTCGCTTTGTTGATAATCCATGTCACCGTCTGCTGTTATGTTGTGTTGGTCAGTTAAGACTGCTTGATAATTTCCCATACCGCTATTGGCAATATAATAAGGGTCTCCAGCAATTTTTATATGTCCGTTAATCATATCGTAGTTTTCGTGAAACGCTCTATGCATCATTTCTACTGCTCGAGTCTGTGCAACTATTCCAGGTGTTGGAGTAATTCCGTCAAATGAATTTTGCCAGTGCATATATTTCATTGTTTGAGATGTAGCTGGAGATAAATTTGATGCTTTATCACCATCAGTTGGTGCGCTAATTGTAGGCTTGCCGGCATCTTTAGTGCTTGCAATTTTAGACTGTTGATTTCTTAATAACTCGTCTTGGGTAAATGCCGCCATATCAGGCGCCATAAGACTAAGGAATGTATTTTTTATTTCAATATTAAAATCAATAACTTCGCTATTAAGACCGGTATAGATATAATTGTACACCTTAGCTACTTGTTTACTCAAGGCTTTATATCCAGGCGCGGCGGCATTAACTGCTGTCATTTTATCATCGTGCGCTTTATAAGGCAAAATTCGATAAACTACAATTCTAGGTTTAGTACCAGTTTTTGTATCGTTAGCAGTAGTTGGTATATGATATACTTGCATATCAACACGCCACCAAGGTCTAAAACCTTCATCGTTAACTGCTTGATCATCTAATGCTTTAACACCATAATTACTCATTACAATAACTTTGTTAATGATGTCCATAACTTTGGTAGTTTGGCTAAATTGCATTTTAACAAAAGCAGGGTTAAGATTCTCTTGTTGAATTGGATTCCAATCGTCATTTTTTTCACTCCAGACTTTTGCAATATTTTGTGGAACTTTATGGCCCTGACGACCTGGACCAAAGCCTAGTTTTGCTGTGCCGATATCATTCAATGTACTAGGATCTTGCTGTGCAATGACCACATCTGCTGTTGCACCTGTTGCTTTTTGTAACCCTAATGTTTTAAGAAATGCCGCATCATCTGCCGATGGTGTGACTTTAGATGCCTTGGCAAATAATCCAGGAGTAGAATTTGATAAATCTTTTATTTTAGGAAATGTTATAAAAACTTGTTCTGATACTGAAACTTTTCCTGTTTTCTTTTGTTCTGCATAATATCTATTTAAAACTGCCTGCAAACCATTTTCTCCAGTTTGTAAAATTTCCTGGATAGTCGATCCTTCTATAGTAGTATCTTCTTTAGTTTGCATATAAACATCTGTTGCGGCTTCATAGTTAGCAACATAGCCTTTGCATTTATATGTGGCTCCTCCTGCATTTACTTTTGCATTTATACTTGTAAATCTAAAAGGAATAAATCTTGCAGTATTTGGAATATTTTGTATTGCCCCAGTTTCAGTGTTTCCCCTAAACTGTATTACTAACAAATATACTGCATCATTGTAGTTTGCATAATTTGCTTGTCCGGCCGCGGCAGTTAACACACTTACAAAAGCCATCATACTGTATGGTTCAACTACTGTAAATTCTAATGTTAAATTAGATGTGTTACCTATTTTTGGATTGAATGCGTAAGCACCGTTTAATACAAGATCGTTTATATAAAACTCGTACGAAGTTCCAGTGTCTGTAGATTTAAATCTATAATCAGGATTACTACCAGCACTTTTACAAATAATAGGAGGTAAGTCGCCTGTCATATAAGTTGCAGAAGGAGAATTATAGCTTGCTGTGTCTAAACAATGTAAACTAAAAGAATAATTATAACTGGCAAACCCACTTAACACATTTGGTTGCGGAAGTGTTTGAGATCCAGGAACGCCCGAAGATGCATCGCTTGTGATAGTTTTAGCCGATGCTCCAGAATTAATATCTTGCGTTGCGCCTGCTTGATTTTGATCTGCCATATTAAATTCCTAACACTCGGACTAGTTCGCTCAATTTACAAATGTAAATTTGTGTTCCTGGAATGAAATCTAATATTGGATCTTGTAATACATCTAGGTTTCGTTGTATGAATACCCACCATAACTTTGGATCTCCGTACAAGTCGTATGCTAACAAATCTGGTCTGTAAGTATACTGAGGTTGTATGGTATATAAAAAATCACTCGAACTGGCACTTACTGGTCTGATGTTTAATACATCGAGATAGTTTCCAGTAACAGGCGTAGTATACCAAGGGCTTACGTTTGAATAGATAGCTGTCATTAAATAAATCCTGGTGAAGTTCCTAGATATCCGCCTTCAACAAATCTATCTAGGCTAAATTTCTGTGCTGTATTTCTTGCATACATTGTTTGTAACGTAACTGTAAATGTGCTCTTTGTAGGAACACGGGTAACTCCACCTGGTGTTGATCCTCCTAAGCCAAACAATCCTGCTGTTGCGGCTATTTGTCCAACTCCGCCGGCAATTGTATCAACTCCGGCTGTGATTCCTGCTACACCTGGCAAGGCTGATCCAAGTGTGTCTGCTAACCCACCAACTGCATCTGCTAAACCTTCGGCTTGTCCTGCGGCACTTCCTACAACCGGTATACTAATATAATCACAATCTTTTCCTAATTGTGCTTGGAATTGTGTTACTACTACTGGCACATTTGAAAATACATATTGACCGTAAGCGTTCAATTGAACAATTGGTGGAGGGTTTCCAGCTTTTGGATCAAGACCTGTGAACATTTTGGTAAGACTTCTTAAATAGTGCATGACCGCAATCCAGTATAGTCCTTGTGTTTGATCTTCAACATACATAGGAGCAGTAATTTGAATTGTACCTGGATCACTATTTTGATACGCATGGTAGTTATAGTTTGTATGAACTAGATTTAAAGGCGTATACTTTGCTGTTGCTGTTGATGTAATTTCTGGAGTATAAGGAAATATCATGCCACCTGCATTAATTAACGGATTCAAAACTGGACTATTTCTAAAACTAGGCCATGTAGGAATACTTAATCGAACACGCCACTCATTTGCTCCTTCTAAATCAGTAAATGCGGCGGCCGCGGCGGCAATATCTCCTACCGTTTCTCCGGCGGCCGGTAAATCAAGTGAACGCCACGCTGATGCTAAATTGCCAACATTGCCAACTGCACTGATTAGAGAGCCTACTTGTCCTGCTGTTTTGATAGTAGAACCAATCGAGTTAGGACTTGCTCCTTGCTGTATTCTTGCTGTTGCTCCGGTCACTGCCATAATATTATCCTTTTGGTATAATATTTAGTTGACTTTATAAAGTGCGTAGTTTATAATTAGACATTAGAGGACTCTTAAGGATGACATTACCCGTAAACCCACCAAAAGTAAATTACTTAAACAACAAAGACATGCTCGCAGAAATACACAAATCAAAGAGCTCATATTGTGTCTTTACCAAACCAGAATATCATCAATACGACATTATTTTACCAAGTGTTGATAAAGTTAATATTAGAACTATTGCAGAAGCCAAACGTAATCGTGCCAAACGTATAGGAGATTTAGATTACCAAACTCGTAAGAAAGCTGGCGAAAAAGTCAAACAAGCAGACTGCGAAGTCGATTATAAAAAAATAGCAAAGACGGATTTAGTATTCCGTATCATGACTTTTGATCATATTCCGCTCAATAATACCCGTAAGAAAAATCCAAAGAGTCTTGCCGACCATAGAGATAAAGTTAACTTCCCTCCTTTCCAACATTTTAAATTTAATGACAAAGATGAACTAGTGTGTGTTGGAAAAAGTCATTGGAAAGGCGGATTAAAGACTGGCCACTTTGACAAAGATGCTGGCCAAATTACTAACAATTTAGCACGAATGATGTTAAAGTTATGTGAACGTTATGCTACTCGTGGTAACGTTCGTGGTTACACTTACAACGATGAAATGAAGGGACAAGCTATTTTACAGCTTACACAAATAGGACTACAATTTGATGAATCTAAAAGCGATAATCCTTTTGCCTATTTTACTGCGGCAGTTACTAATAGTTTTGTTCGTGTTATTAATATTGAAAAGCGTAACCAAAATATCAGAGATGATATCTTAGAAATGAATGGTATGAATCCAAGCTACAGTCGTACTGGTGCTGGAGAACATGCGGCCGCAATGAAACGTGCAAATGAGGACACTAGTGAATGAGTAACGGAAACAATCTTCATGTTTGTGATTTGATTAAGAAACATTTTGGAGTTGAATAATGGCTTCAGTTAAAAACACAAGAGAAATGAACGAGCCAGAGTTAAACTATCGTGCTACCATCATCTGGGATAATATGACCACCGTAGTAGAGAACGGTGTCGAAGTATCTCGTGTGTATAAAGATAACAGTATCCGGCTCGACCTGTTTAAACAACATTTCGGAGTTAAAGAATGAGCAACTTGTTCAAGAAGGTTGCGTGTATGACCGATATTCATTTCGGTCTCAAGAGCAACTCATCAGTACACAACCAAGATTGTGAAGAGTTTGTAGATTGGTATATTGCAAAAGCAAAGGAGAAAGGATGTGATACAGGTATCTTTATGGGTGATTGGCATCATAACCGTAATAGCCTTAACATTACTACAATGGATTATAGTCTTAGGGCCTTGGAGAAGTTGGGTGCGGCGTTCGATAACTTCTATTTCTTTCCTGGTAATCATGATCTGTATTACAAAGACAAACGGGATATACACTCTGTGGAGTTTGGAAAGTATATACCTGGTGTCACTGTGGTACATGAGCCTACTACTATTGGAGATGTTACACTCTATCCCTGGCTTGTCGGCGACGAATGGAAAACTATAAGCAAGCGAACAGGCAAATATTGCTTTGGGCATTTTGAACTTCCTAAGTTTTTTATGAACGCAATGGTTCAGATGCCGGATCATGGCGAGCTACAAGTCGATGCGTTCAAAGGGTTTGAATTAGGATTTAGCGGACATTTTCATAAACGTCAAGAAAATGAAAATATGATTTATATCGGTAATGCGTTTCCGCACAATTATTCAGATGCATGGGACGATGACCGCGGCATGATGATTTTAGAATGGGGCGGTAAGCCTGAGTATTTTAGTTGGCCTAAACAACCTACTTACAGAACTATTAAACTAAGTGAACTGATTGATCGTGCAGACGAAATTATTCTGCCTAGACAGCATTTACGTGTTACACTAGACATTGATATCAGTTACGAAGAAGCAAGTTTTATTAAAGAAAAGTTCATGTCAGATTATGATATACGTGAACTAACATTAATTGCCGAGAAAAAAGACATCGAAATTAATACAAATATCGATGTGCAGGCATTTGAAAGTGTCGATCAAATTGTTAGCAATCAAATTGTTAATATTGATTCAGACACTTACGACAAAAATACACTACTGGCAATTTATAGCGGCTTATGATTATAATTAAAGATTTAACAGTTAAAAACTTCATGAGTGTGGGTAACCAGACTCAAGCTGTAGACTTTGGTAAAGAGAACTTAACACTTGTACTAGGTGAAAACTTAGACCAAGGCGGAGATGATAACGGAAGTCGTAACGGTACTGGTAAAACTACTATTGTTAATGCACTAAGTTATGCATTGTTTGGAGTTGCATTAACTAACATTAAAAAAGATAATCTTATTAATAAGATTAACAATAAAAATATGTTGGTTACACTTACATTTGAAAAAGATGGTATAGACTATCGTATTGAACGTGGACGTAAACCAACACTATTACAATTTTTTGTAAACGACCAAGCACAAGACACAGAAGAATCCGATGACGCACAAGGCGATCAACGTGAAACACAAAAAGACTTAGACGATTTGATTGGCATGAGCCACGATATGTTCAAGCATATTGTAGCTCTTAACACTTACACAGAACCGTTCTTAAGTATGCGGGCCAATGACCAGCGTGCCATTATTGAACAGTTGTTGGGTGTTACACAGTTAAGTGAAAAAGCAGAAACACTTAAAGAATTAATTAAACAAACTAAAGATTCTATTACACAAGAAACAGCCAGCATTGAAGCTACTAAAAAAAGTAACGAAGGTATACAAAAAAGTATTGATAGTTTTTTAACAAGGCAAGCCGCTTGGAATACTCAACATGCTAACGAACTTGAAAAAATTGGACGTAGTATTGTAGAACTAGAAAGTGTAGATATCGAAGCAGAGCTTACAAAGCATGACGAGCTGAAAGTTTATGAAGAAGCTTCGCAGAAGCTAAAAAGCCTAAATAAGGAACGGGCTACGTTAGATAGCGCGATAGCGCAAGCGGAGCGAAGCGTCACGAAGTACGAGCGCGAGCTCAGCCTATTGGCTAGTAAGACCTGTCACGCTTGTGAACAAGAATTACATGATCACAAGCATGAAGAAATGACTGCTACAGCACAAGCTCACCTTGACGAGGCCCAAAAATATTTTGACAAGGTTACTAAAGATAGAGCTAAAATTGCCAGCGAAATAGACACTATTGGC